TGTAAAGGATTATCCTGCTGGTGGTGCAGATTTTGATCTTTTATTAGATGGCTTCTTCGTATAGGAACTGGCAACATGTTTGCCCTTTCCTTTTCCAATCAATCTAATCTTCATTCTCTTGTGCTTGGCTTTGACCTTTCTTTGGAAAGGTTCTGTTTGTTCTTTGACTTCTTCTGGTTCTTCGGCTGGTTCTTCTTCACCAGACTTTAGTATACCGGTCTTTTTCCATTGTTCTTTTAGATCTTCGGCCGCCGCCAGCATGTTCGACCAATCTCTCGTCAAATCTACAATAAAGTCGGAGTATCCGCCTGGATCTCCACGGTAATGCGCCAGTTCAAATCGAATACGGGTTGTGAAAGTTGGAAGCCCAGCTTGACGAAAAGCAGTCATGGGTATATAAACGCTTTCAACTTCTAAGTTTCTCAAATGTCGATCTAAGAGATCTTTTACCTCAACATCTAACCTTCTAGAACCTCCAGCAATCAAAGCAGAAAGATTGCCCATAAAAGCCTCTTCCCCTTCTTCTGTTACTTCTTCCTTCGGTATTATGATAAAGAGTTCGGTATAAAACTCGACTTCGGGATTTTGATCGGTGCCTTCAATGGACGGCCCGGTCGCTAGATACACCCCAGGAGTACCTCGTTTAGTCGCATTATAACGGTTCTCTTCTGGAACATGGGACTCGTAATTTCGAGTAGCAAAATCTACGGCTCTTTCCCATTGCTTGCGACTTCTTGTCGCCCAAGGCGAAGGCGCAACAACATTACCCTCATCGTCCTTATATGACGGCTGCCGCCTGTACTTCTCTTTCGGCTGAAACATCCTGTTGAATAGGTCTCTATCAGGAGCGTCTGGATAAGAGCCACCCATACGAATGAAGTCAGTTATCTCTGGTTTGTTTAGTTTGTTGTCTTCTCCATAGACAAGATCTTTTTGTATTGCTCGCGACCAATCGACGAGAACATTTAGAAAACCAGGAATATCCTTATAACCATATTCTTTCGTATCTGGAATAGCCAAGTCGTAGTTGTCTTTCTTGTTGAAGTATCTTCGCAGCCTTCTTCTTGCGAGTGGTTCGATCTGGTCGGCTCCGGGGCCATGACGGTCGGCATCATAGAAAACCTCATCATCATCCAAGTTTACTCTTCCCAGATCCTTTGTCTCGATAACATAGGCGATCATCCCAAAGTCTTCTGCTTCTTGTGTAGCGCAGTGACCGTGACTGGATTCTATAGAGTGACAAGAAGTGATGCCGGCATGATCACTCATACGATATACATCAACGGGGTGTCTGGAAAGGATCATAGAGTAGTTCTCTGCTGCCTTCGCTACTTTGAAGATGTTAGGATCGTCCTGATACATCCTCGCACTCTTGTTCCAAGAATCAATAACCTCTGGGCTTTCTTTGAATTCTCTGGCGACTATCTTTCCTAACTTTGTTTTGCGAATATCGCGTTTTTGGTGCTTTTTGTATTGTGCGTAAGTTTCTTTATATGCTTTTGCATATGAGTTGTCTGGGTTTTCGTCTACCCAGGAAATCAGGTCGCCTTGGCCCGCGAAACTTGATGTATCAATCCCGCTCTCGGCCTCCGCATCGTCCATAGCTTTTATCCACTCTTTATACAGCATGTTGGATCGTGCGAGCCAAGCATGTCTGTCTTGTCTTCTTTCGACCATCCAACCCCAAGGTTGTTTTGATTTTTCAGAAGGTTTTTCAAGTCCGACCGCAGATTTATACGGAAACTGCGGCACATGCTCTATTTGATGCCCTAGTTCTTCCATTCTTACATCAATAGCTCTCATATGTGCGAACTCTTTTGGGGAATAGTCCATTGCTATTCTCCATTTGCCCTTGAAGATATTGTTGAATGGTGCTTCGGATGGTTTTATTCTGGAGAGAGTATCTAGAAATTTATCGACTTTCTCTTGCTCTGCTTCTCCGAGAAGAAACTTGTTCCATTTTCCTGTTGAGAAGCTCAATCGTCTTCCTCGATCATTTGGCCGTAATCGATGACGACTTGTTCTGGATCTAAAATATCGCTGAAATTGTCACCGAAAGACAACATACTCATAACGACGTCGAGGTGATCCGACTCCATGGTGTCCTTCATTTCATATAGGTTTCGCCAAGCCTCGTCGAGTGTCAGCGTTCCCTTTTGATATTCTACACAGATTAGGCACATATTAACTCTCCTTTTTCCTGGGGGAACTAGTTCTTACAAAGGACGTTACACCAAATTTACTCAGTTGGCGAAAGCTGGCCTCAAGATTATGCAAAAAATCCTTGAGAGAAGTCTTATAAGGAACGAACTTAATTCTATAAGTTATCTTCTCATAAGTGCCAAACTCTTTTCGTGACTTTGGTACCGAACTTACGATTGCAACACCCTTGATCGCGCGGCAATCTGTTTTGATCTGCTCATGATTGGCATCAGCAGCTATCTTCATGATATATAAAACTTCGTAAATATCTCTTTTGGCTCCCCTAATTTCATTGAGAGAGTTTTTTGATCCGATCTTAATTCTCATTGTAATAAATAGTTATGTAAAATAGAAAGGCCAGCATTTGCTGGCCTTTCAGGAGAAGAGAACGAATGTTATTGTACAGGGATAGATTTTGTGGTGGGCAAATCTGGAGTGAGTTTCTTGACAGTCAAGGTCAAGACACCAGATTTGTATTGTGCGTGGATATCGTTTTCAGTCGTTCCTTGTGGAACGGTCCACGTCTTAGTAAACGATGAATAAGACATTAGAGAAGTTTCTCCTCCAGTTGTCGCTTCATATGAAACAGTTAGAGTGGTACCCTCTAGTGATACGCTGAAGTCCTCGTTGCTCAAACCTGGAGCAATCAAAGTAACATCATATCCTGTTTCTGTCTCGTTTACCTTTGTTGTTGGGTAGGTTGTGTCAGTAGTCAGACGGGGAAAAGTTAAATCCTGAAAAAAGGAATCAAACCAGTTTCCTGTGTTTCTCCGCAGCGGTTCTCGATAAAAAGCAAATGTGTTCATAGTGTTATCTCCTTGTAAGAAATTGCTTACATACTAAAGATAATCACACGATTTTATTTGTCAAGTATTTTTTTTTAAGGAGAGAGCATTAAACTCCACACACTAGCTGTGGAGAGGCCGACAAGGGCCGTGACGATAATCCAAAGGAGTTTGGTTGAGTTCTTCTTCCAGACCTCTAATTCGCGAATGCGAGCATATAGGCCTTCATCGGGATTGTAAACGGCTTCTTTGATCTTGGTGATATCGTCAGCCATCGTATCCTGTTTTTCTTTCACAGAGTCGATCCCGAGCATCAACCTCTCCATTTTCGCGTTTAAATCTATAAGTACAGAGGCATCGTCACATTCCAAAGGCATTGCATTGTCTCCTCACCACTAAGTAGTGAGAAGCGAGGCATTATTCCTCAACAATTGCATGATTTGATGTGATTAGTGCAGCTGCCACGGACGCAGCGTTCTGAAGGGCACATCTTGTGACCTTTACGGGATCAATTATTCCATCCTCCAATAAATTAGTCAATGCATTGTTCGCAAAATCCCAGCCATACCCGAAAGATTCCTGTTCTACGGACGACACGACGATGTCCGGTGATGTGCCGGCATTCTTCGCCATTTGGCGAATCGGGTCCTCAACTGCCTTCTTGACAATCTCGACACCAAGCCGCTGATCTTCGTTCTCAACGTCCACATCAAGGCCTTGCACTGCACGTATAAGGGCCGTGCCACCACCAGGCACAATCCCCTCTAGTTGTGCCGACTTGACTGCCTCAAGGGCATCCTCGATACGATGCTTCTTCTCAATCATTTCGATCTCTGTGGCTGCGCCAACTCTGATAATCGCGATGCCACTAGCAAGCTTGGTAATCCTTTCTTGGATCCTTTCGCATTCATGAATAGATTCAGTTTGGTTTAATTCTTCTTTGTAAGTTTCGATTCTTTCCTCGATTTGTTCCCAGTCGCCTTTCCCGCCGGCAATCGTGGTTCGATTTTTATAGCTTTCAATCTTTGTGGCAGAACCAAGATTTTCAAGCTTTACGTCCCTAAGCTTCATTCCTGAAATCCTTGAAACACAAGTTGCCCCAGTCGAAAGTGCCAAGTCGTGAAGCATTGCCCTTCTCTCCTCTCCATATCTCGGGGCTTTGATAGCTGCAACTTTCATCGTACCTCTCGCTGCATTCATAATGAGGGCAGCCAGGGCTTGTCCCTCTACGTTCTCTGCGACGATAATAAAGGGTCGGCTCTCTCTCGCAACAATCTCAAGAATCGGTAGTACATCTTCAACATGCTCAATCTTGTGGTCAGTCACCAGAAGAAGTGGATCGTCGTATACAACTGCGCCCCTCCTCTCATCCGTTACAAAAGCAGAGGCAAGATAGCCCGAGTCAAAGATAAAACCTTCAACAACATCTAGGCTTGTTTCCAGCGATCTAGCTTCTTCAATAGATATCGCACCGTCTTTACCGGCTTGATCCACAGCCATAGAGATCAATTTGCCGATAGTCTGATCTCCGTTTGCTGATATCGTTGCGATATGGGCAATGTCTTCTTCTGAGGTAATCGGCCTGGCCATGTCTTTCAACCTCTCAACAACGGCTTCAACAGCTTTATCGATCCCGCGTTTAAGTTCGATTGGAGATACGCCGGCAATCAAGTACCGTTGTGCTTGCGTGAGGATTGCCCGAGCAAGCACCGTAGAGGTTGTTGTACCATCGCCTGCTTTGCTATTGGTTTGTTCCGATGCTTGCTTGAGAATCTGTGCTCCAACGTTTTGAATTGGATCGTCAAGTTCTACAAACTTTGCAACAGTTACGCCGTCTTTTGTTGTGATTGGTCTCCCACCCTTTTGTTGTAGGATTACGTTGCGACCTCTGGGGCCGAGAGTTGATGCGACATTGTCGGCAAGAATGTCAACTCCTTCTAGGATCTTCTTGTGTAGTTCAGTTTGGCTACAATACTGCTTAGTCATCTACCCTCCTATTATTTAGCAAATTCTCTTGCACCCTTGGCGGCGGTTTCACCGGCTTTGGCGCCTGCTTTAGCTTCTTCTGGCTGCTTGAGGCCTTTGGCAAAGAACAAGTTAAGCTGCCTGGACATTTGAGCCATTTGATCAAAGATGCGAAATACATCGTCCATGACGTCATTCCTTACACCTTCCAGCATATCTTGTACAAATTTTGCTCCAATTGGGAGCACAGCAAAGGGCGCCTTACCTTGTTCGGCGGCATACGCTATTGCTTTACCTCTAGGTATTAACCACTTTTTCCGCGTGAGGTACCCTCTAGTGTTTGCAATTGCAACTTTTTTGGCCTCTTGGCTTAAACCATTATACCATTGAACTATGTCGCTGTTACTTCCTGCCTTCTTATCTGCATATGTCCAACTCAGCGCTTCTATAGCTTGCCCTCGCAAGTCAACGACGCTAATGACTTGTTCCTTGAAGGCTCTAAAAGCTGCTGGCCGGCCCTCATGTTCTCCTGTCCCGAAAACCCTATCTCGAAACTGAACCAAAGTTAGGCCAGTCATCTCTTTAACCTCCTGGTTAGAGACCACCTTCAGCATTTCAACTTTAATCGCTGCAGCCGGAAACTTATTCACTTCCCCAGTTTCCTCCATACTTCTCTCATAAACTACTCGAATTCCCTTTATTAATGCAGTTACTTGAGCCGATCGGAAACCAACCTTCTTGAGTGCTGGCGCCAGGGGCATTAAAAAATCCCTCTCAAAGACATCTGCCAACTCGTTGGGGTCCCCCTTTTCAGATGGTTCGGGTAAAGGTGTCATGTTACCTAGTTCGTCTTGGGTCCGGACGTCGGGTATTTCATCCTTTCGGCCAGCGGCATCCCATGCAGTAAGGCGTTCTTTAAAACCTTCTTCAATTGCTATAGCTTTGCGACTCAGATCGCCAGCCCTCGAAAACAAATCGAATAAATTATTTCTAGTGATATCAAACTCGTAGAATTTAATATCACCTTGTCTGGATAGGGGGTCTCCCTTAACCACTTCTTCAAAGTCTTTTGTGCAGGCAATATATCTCATGGCACCGCCGCCATGAACCTCTTTCGAAGCCCAGGCTGCCCACTTATTCGAAGGGACCATAAGGTCGTTTGCCAAATCCGTGAAACTACCCCCGACTTCGAGACCCTTTTCTTCATAAAGCTTCAAACTAATGGGCACAATTTCTGAACCGCCCTCTGAACTAATGGGCACATAGATATCCGCAATAGTGTCGGCCCCCGAGGCCGGAATTTGTGTGCCGCCCAACAAGGCAGAGAGAAATGCTTCAAAATTAAAACCAGCAGCAGATGCGTTGAAATTTGTGATGGCCATGGTTAGTGTCTTGAGAAAAACCAAATAGGACATAACTTGTTGAATATACTCCTTTGCGTTATCGCTCTTGGGCATATCACCGAAGCCAGTTTCCATCCTCAAAACAACATTCTCTAGCTTTTTCTGAATGTTGTCTCCCCCAACCCCCTTCAACCAACTCTCAAGAACAGAACGCTGTGTCTCGCCTTCTACACCATCTTCGTTGTTTGCCCATCCAAGTTCTGAAACCGGAATAAGTGGGATTTCATGAATAGTGTATGTTCTCGATGCAGGTTCCTGCCCTTCTGCTTCTCTCAAAAACCTCTCTGGCTTTAAGCTGTCAAGCTGTTCCTCAACCATCTCCATTAATATTTGAAGTGGGCCTGCTTGTGGGAAATGTTTCTCTACTAACTTATCAAACGCATCCATCGTCATGGTTCCTTATGTCTTCTAGAATCTTATCTAGTTCAAGGCCAGCAGTGTCTATTTTGCGCCTCGTCAAGTGGTAGTGACAAACCACACCTTCAAAGTCACCAGCTGCTGCCGTATCATCAACTGTAGTAAGTAGTTCGCCATTCTCGTCAAGGGGGCATTCTAATTTAATTCCATAATGTTCGTTCAAACCTTTAAGCAATGCTTTGTACGCTTCAAGCTGAACAGGATAGTACCCCAAGAAAGGATCCATGCTTCTTCCGTGTGTCTTCACGCCCTCTAGAATGGGCCTTTCTCCGAAACCTCTTCGTGTATACCAGTCCTGATACTTGGTGTAATAGGCATTTGAAAAGTCGATGCCAATGCTTGCCTTGTTGACAGAACGGATGCCGGCGTGCCAACAAACATGTTTTGTATCAACCATTTGATAAATGGTACCGTCATTATCGATAACAAAATGAGAAGAGATGCCGCGCTTCTTTAAAATCCTATAGCAAGAATCTGCCGATAGGGCTGCGTCCCAATGCGTCACAACCATTGTTGGCTGTCGAACATCAAGCCTAAAGTCATAGCAATTGCCTGGCAAGCGCTTATGGTCTGCATGAAACAAACTAATCGTTTTATCCCAATCAAGCTTGACTTCTTCTCCATTACAAATGATATGATCTGTGTCGGCATTTGCCTCTCGTCCTGTTAATACTCTCGCATAAGTCATCGGACCACAAAGACCATCGGCGTCTAAACCATGATCTTTCTGAAACTCTGCAATTCTCTCCACTAGATCTTCATCATATCCTTCAGCACCAAACCAGTTGGGAGCCCAACCATGTTTGCTTGCAGATTTCTTATTATAATCGATTTTTCCTTGAATATCCATATTACTCCTCGCAGATCGCTTCTGTTAGCAGCCTAGTGACCACATAGGGATCACAGTTTGCATTTGGTCGACGATCTTCAATATAACCTTTTTGTTCTCTCTCAACTTGCCAAGGAATCCGAACAGATGCTCCACGATCGGAGACACCATAGCGAAACTCAGTATAGCTACAAGTCTCGTGCTTGCCCGTTAAACGCTCTTCAATCCCATGGCCATAGTTCTCAATGTGGTGGCTTGCCCGCTCACCAAGAGCCACGCAGGCATCAACACAGGCAGCATACGACCGTCGCATATCAAGGCTGCTAACGTTGGCATGACAGCCTGCGCCGTTCCAATCTCCTGCGGCTGGTTTGCCGGCAAAAGATACTGTGACACCGTGTTTCTCTGCGATTCTCATCAACAACCAGCGAGCAATGACGAGCTGATCAGCGACTCTGGGCGAACCCACAGCACCAACTTGGAACTCCCACTGTCCTGGCATCACCTCGGCGTTGATCCCTGAGATGTCGATGCCGGCGAGTAGGCATGCGCCCATGTGTTCTTCAGCGATGGCGCGCCCGAAGATGTTATCTGCTCCGACACCACAATAGAAGTCGCCCTGCTCCTTCTGGTTCGTCGTAAAACCAAGAGGGCGATCGTCCTTGAAGAATGTGTATTCCTGTTCCAACCCGAAAAGCATCTGTTGTTCTCTGTGTGCTTCGTGTGTCTCAGCACAGGCATGCCTGGTGTTGGATTCGTGTGGTGTTCCGTCTGTGTTCATAACCTCACATAGAACCAGGAGATCGTCTCCACCTCGAATTGGATCTGCGCAAACATAAGCCGGGCTTAGGACACAATCGGATGCGTCACCGGGTGCCTGGTTTGTGCTTGAACCATCAAAGCCCCAAATCGGGGGCCGGGCTTTAATTGAATGAAGTGGTTTGATGATCTTTGTTTTACTTCTTATTTGTGCTGTCGGCCTTGTGCCATCCAACCAAATATATTCTGCCTTAATGTACGACATAGCTATCTCCTTATTATTAGCAATCATTATACTTCTTTTGTTGGGGGTTGTTAATCTTTTTCTATAACTTCCAGGACTTCTCGAATCTCTGGAATGCTCATCCTCTTATCGTGATGAACATAGAACTTCTTAATCAAATATCGCTTAAATGGGAACATCCAATAGTAAGCGGAACTTGCGAAATTTCTGTCAACAATTGAATTCACAAATCGGCCGGTATCTAATTTATCTTGAAGGAAGTGGACCCATACTGCCAAGGTCATGCGGTACCCTCTGAACTCCAACCATGCCCTTGTCGGGCTTGGTATCGGAAGGAGGAACAGGAGACAGAGGAACCACCATGGATTGCTGTCAAAGACCCCAAGCAGGGCAAATGGAGCAAGGTTTTGTGGAAAAAGATAAAGGAAGTTGAAAAACAACCACATCCTTTTCCTATCTTTCAGGTGAACATATTCATGAGCAAGAGTTGCCATGGCGGCGACGTGATCTTTTTCGCGCCATGGTAGCTCGGGCACATAGACTTTAGGATACAATGTCGTGACGTAACCGGTGAGAAATTTCTTATTGAAGAAGAGGAGCTTAGAAAGAACCCTCAAAAGAGGGCTTTCTTTCTTGCTTAAAATTTCAAAACCAGGTATCTGTTCTTGAAAGTGCTTTGTTAATCTTTCTCTTTTCTCGCGAAAAGGAGAATCCATTTTTATTTCTGAGAAGAGTTCTTGATGCGGTTCATGATTTTGCCGGCAAGTTCATCTGCCATTTTATCATTGCGGCTTTCCTTCATGAGCCGAGCGCTCACGCGTCGGGTAATCTCGGCAACCATAGCATCTTCATCGTCCTCATCATCAAGCTCTACACCAGAGAGGTCTTCCTCTCCAGCTGTGGCCATATCCAGGTCATCTTCGGCCGGCATCTCAGCTTCCGGGGGGGCCTCTTCAGCTTCGCCGCCTTCCCGCGACATATCAACACCGTGCTCTCCAGCAACGGCAATGATGCGATCAACAATATCTGTAAAGATAGCTTCGGCATCTCCAGCAGCTGCAGGCGCCGCTTCTGGTTCGGGGGGCAGTTCTGCTTCGAGATCCTCTGCACCCTCTTCCTCGTCAGCCATGTCAAATGCCGGCTCTTCTTCCTCTGCTACGACACGGTCATCACCCTCATCCCTGTTATAGGGCATGCCGCCCTCGTCTAGCTCATATTTTTCAGACAACGTACCAACAAACTGATCACTAAGAGTGTCGATTTCGGCCAATTTCATGAACCGGCGAATTGTGCCCTCATTCAATAATTTCTTTCCATTCTTTGACATTGTTCCTAAGCCTCCTTCAATAAAGAACTTTCTCTTATAAATAGTATTATGTTTTATAAAAACACTTTTTTAGTAAGCTTTCTGTTTCTTAAGTAAATTAACAACTTTTTTTTCAGCCTTGTCTTGTATTTGTTTTACCCTCACGAAGCTAACACCTATCCTGTCGGCAACCTCACGCAGTGTTAGCTCGCCGTCGTGATTGTTCTTGACAGCGTGAAGAGTGCAGTTAAAATCTTCTTCATGATCAATCCACAACCTGCAGTCTCCACAGGGACAGCTGGTATTTAGCTCTTCACATCTTTTTGCACATTCTCTCATAAATCTGGATGTTCCTCCTCCAATAAATCAAATATACTTTCAATCTCTTTTTCTTTAAGCGTAAATTTCTTCTTGTTCTCCTTCTCTTGTGTTTTCGTTTTGTTTTGTTTGCGCAACTTAGTCTTGTCCATTATTTCATTATCTTTCCTATAGCGATCAATAAACTTCATAAAATCATCGTCTTTTTCTAAATATGCTGTCATAACGGCCCTAAAGAACTCATTCTGCTTCAACCCATCATACTGCAGCCGTATCTTTAAGTCTGCATGTCGTTTATCAGAATCATAAAACATAATTTTCTTATAATCTTCGCCATATTTTGGAAGCTTCTTAGTCACTATCTCCTCAAAATATGAGTTGAGCTTTCAACTTGGCCGGCGTTTGTTTGTTTCACAAATTGAGCCTTGAACTGCATCCCATAAATGGTCCGAGAACCAGAATAGGACAGTCCGCTGCGAATACCGTTCTCCAAATCCCCTAGCACTTCTGCAACTGGACCCTTGAAGGGAACCGTTGTTGAGACGCCTTCGTTAGAGGAGTGTGTACCTCGCCAATCCTTCTGTGCTTCCTTCGAAGCCATTCCGCGATAGACTTTGTACTTCTTTCCTCTCTTGCCCTCAAAGAGTTCGCCTGGTGTTTCAGCCGTACCGGCAAGGAGAGAGCCGAGGATAACAAAGTCAGCACCAGCAGCCAATGCTTTCACAATATCGCCAGATGTCTTCATACCACCATCAGCAATGATTGTCGTGTCATACTCCGATTCAGCACAATCCAAAATAGATTGAAAGGTAGGACATCCGTGTCCTGTTTGGATCCTGGTAGAACAGATCGATCCACCGCCAATGCCGACACGGATGCTGTCTGCGCCCCACTCGGATAATCGATCATATCCCTCGCGAGACGCAACGTTGCCTGCCATTAAATGGACGCTCTCTCCGTATTCTTCTTTGAGTTTCTCAATCGCGTTACGCATTAAGACGTGATCGCCGTGAGCGACATCCAAGCAAAAGATACGGATGCCGGCGCCGTGTAGAGCACTGGCTCGCTCAAAGTAATCCCCTGTCACGCCGATTGCTGCTGCGCGGACCCCTTCATAGCTGACAAAACCAACTTGTTCTGGAATTGTGCAGTAGCGATGGATAACTCCCAATCCGCCTGCTTCACCCATGGCCAAAGCCATTTCGGTTTCGGTGATTGTGTCCATCGGACTAGAGATGATGGGCAGAGGAAATGTCGTGTTTCCCAGCCTGCTCTCTATATTCACTTCCGATCTACTTTTGACATCCGAGTATTGTGGAACCAATAATACGTCATCAAAAGATAAGCACTCTTTCATTTTAATCTTCATATTTCTTAATTAGCCTGTCTAAATACCATTTCGCCTTTTTAAGATCCTCTAAGGGTTCTTTTTTATATTTGTGGCGAGATACATACTTGATAATATTTCCAACTGTGAAGTTAAAGTCCCAGCTGTCGATGAAGTCGATCACCTCTATCCCTTGATTGTAGTGGGGCGGGTGATCGACTGCTTCTTCGACTGGCTCCTTCTTCGAAGAAGAAGATTTCTCTGTGAATTCTGGCTCCTTGTCAAAACCCACATATCTATCTTCAATTCTCTTCTTCACCCTGCTCCTCTTCAGGTGGTTCTGGCTCTTCGAAGTGCTTGACAAGATCGTCACTCCCTCCGACGAGCATGGGGTGCGGAATTGGCCTTTCGTTCCAGGGTACTTCTTTGTGAACAATATACTGAACGATTGGAACAGTAGTCATCTTGTTCTGTTCTTTGACTTCATCCAGAAGTTCTGGATTGTGAGTGAGATCTCCAACCATAAATGGCTGTTCTTGCTCTCTCAGCGTCCCAATTGCCTTGTCGCAATATGGACACCCATCCTTTGTGTATACGATATAATAGTCTTTCATCTTGCCTCCATTGTTTTGATGATAGTTTGTGGTTGTGATTCAAAGACCACAACTGCTGATGGGAATGGTGCGCTGTTTGTGCTATTCCCAAATTTTAGTCTTCCTTTTACGAAATGTATTTCTTTTGCCCTCATACAATATTCGTGCCAATACTTTGTGTCTGTCCTGGCTGGTATGAGGCAGACAACCCTTGTGCCTGTCTTCAAAGATTCTGAATAGGCCTTTCTGAGCCACATAGAAATCTCACGGCCATAGGGCGGGTTCATAAATACTGTCTCCCCATCCCAATCCTGAAACAGCCCGTTGTCTGCTGGTGTGAAATAATTCTCCGACACCTTCGCTGTCTCCTCTGTCGCACAGGGATCGAGCGTGAAAGGCCCGAACGCCTTGTTTAGTTTATCATAGAAGTCTTGTGGGGTCTCCCACTCATTTGACTTCGAACTGAACATTACTTCTTGTGTTTGTTTATCCATTTGCCCTCCAAGACACCTTCTTTTCTAAATAATATCTGATAAAATCATTTTTTGATATGCTGGGGTTCCCAACTGTATCAAACTTCGGCCCATCTGCGACCTCCCAATCAATCGATTCAAAAATAGCCTTCACATCAACCTTGTGATTCTTGATCTTTATAAAATGGTGACTCCTCCAATGCCTTTTACAACCATCAAATACTTTGCCGGCATTACCGCCAACTCTTTGAATTGAAAAATCAGCGCCAGTTACATAGCTCACCTCTCCGAACACAGGATTGGGAGGCCATACCTGTAGCGGCACGCATGTCAAATTTTCCTTGCTAACAAATTCAAAATCTTCACATGTTTTATATACAGGGATAATTTCTCTGTCTTCTTTCTTCTTCTCCCAGAGTTGAATAACTGTTGGTACCTTGTATGATTCCTCTTCGGGAGTGTAAAACGAATCAAGCGGTAATATTTCCTCATACATTAAATGAAACTTTCTATTTAAATGATTTATAACAGAAGGTTTTCTGAATGTGCGAGGAAGAACAAAGGCAATCACATCAGAATACTCAGCAGAAAGGTTAAAAAACCGCCTTGCAAGGCTAGAGTTCTTTCCAAAAGGTGGATTTCCTATAGTAAGAATCTTTTTGTCATCAAGTTTCAACAAAGAAGTGGAAAGCCATATTCTAGTTGCAGCGCAGAAGTGCAAAAAATCCGTTTCAGTTATCCCTTTCGCTTTTGGCTCCAAATCGATTGCAATTGTCTTCTCTTTAGGTAAGTGTTTGAAAAAGGCACCGTCACCAGCAGAAGGCTCTATAATTAGATCATAATCATTAAATTCTACTTTCTGTAGAACTTTCTCCACAACCTCCTGCTTGGTAAAAAACTGGTCTAAGCCTTTTTCACTCACTGAACAAAACCTCTCTTTCTTTAAGGGAGATTTTACCATTGGGGTAGTCACGCAATAGTTCTTTTGACCTTTTGAAAATAACCCTGATTTTTGGAAAGTCAATTATGTCAATAATTGGATAACCTCCGTCTAAATATTGGACCCTTTCTTTAAGTTTTTCAAGATTAACTGTCCGGCCGGTGCCAACCATACTAGAAGGTAAAAACTTACACCCAGACGATTCGGTAAAGCCTTTTGCATCATATCTTTTACTTTCTTCATCTATGTGATCATGGCGCTTGCACCCTGGGATATGGGTAAGTTCCGGGAACCACTTGGTCAATTGTCTTTCGAAAGGAAGCGAAGCAGTAGAGCCATTCTGAAAAGTCGCGTTGAGTTCTTCTTCGCTTAGGCCCCCAAAAGAATATGTGCCAGTTAGATCGAAATGATATACTTTGTTATATTCAAACATCTGTGCTTCCCAATGCTCCATCTCCTCTATTGCTCTCGATATATGCTCGCGAATAAAGTTCGTCTTCATAATGCTCAACTGGCGCTGCATGAATCACGGGAACGAGAACTGCTTGTGCGATCCGATCTCCTGGCTCAATCACACGCTTCTGCTTTCCAATATTGTGAAGGTTGATAAAAACTTCACCATTGTATCCAGCATCGACGACATGGGCTCCGACAACTAGTGATCGTTTCGCTGCGACACTCGATCGATTCATAATCTGAAGCATATATCCGTGTGGGACTCCAAACTTTAGACCAGTTCCACAGATCACACTCTCACCTGGATTGATGATAATGGCGTTCCCATCTTCTGGCCAGTAAGCCAAGTCCATGCCGGCATCTGACGGGTTTGCTCGTCGTGGTGCAGGTGCGTGTTCTCTAATCTTGTAATACTCAATATACATTGTTCCTCCTATGGTAATACTCTAAAGTTGTGTCTAATCGAATAAGTGCTAAATCCCCAATTGGGATCGTGTTTCAGTTTGGCCAT